GGAAACACCTAAACCTACCCGATCCAACAACGCTACAGTACGACATCGCTGAGTACCTGCAAAACGGTCCGAAGCGGTCTGTTATCATGGCGTTCCGTGGTGTCGGTAAGAGCTGGATAACAAGTGCTTTTGTAGTACATCAGCTGCTGCTGGACCCATCTAAGAACATACTTGTTGTATCAGCTAGTAAGAATAGATCAGATGACTTCTCTACCTTTACCTTGCGAATCATTCAGGAGATTCCCATTTTACAAGGATTAAAGCCGTCAGAGAATCAACGATTTAGTAAGATAGCATTTGATGTTGGACCTGCTCCAGCCTCTCACGCACCCTCTGTTAAGTCACTAGGTATATCGTCACAGCTAACAGGTTCTCGTGCTGATATAATTGTAGCAGACGATGTGGAGGTAGCTAACAACTCCGCTACTCAAGGAATGAGAGATAAGCTGGATGAACAAGTAAAAGAGTTTGACGCTATCATTAAACCACTCGACTCCTCCCGTATCATCTTTCTAGGTACTCCTCAATGTGAAGACAGTATCTACAACAAACTGCGAGAGAGGGGCTACAAGAGCCGTATATGGTCTTCTGAGTATCCAGACGATACCGAGGCTATTAACAACTACGGAGGCGATCTAGCACCCCTTATAGCGGATAATATAACACCTGAGACTGTTGGTACTTCTACAGAACCCTTACGGTTCACTGATCTAGACCTGGAAGAAAGAAAGATGTCTTACGGTCGCACCGGGTACGCTCTACAGTTCATGCTTAATCCGAAGCTGAGTGATGCTGATAGATACCCACTTAAGATTAACGATCTGATAATAACAGATGTTGATGTGGATGTAGCACCTGAAAAGATCGTGTGGTCAAGTGACCCTGATAACTGTGATAGAGAGTTACCTAATGTAGGACTAGCTGGTGACAGATACAGAAGACCTGCTAACACTGTTGGTGATATGATACCGTACACAGGCTCTGTCTTATCTATTGACCCATCTGGTCGTGGTAAGGATGAAACAGGGTACGCTGTTGTAAAGATGCTTAACGGTCAGTTGTTTGTACCGGATGCTGGTGGTATTAAAGGAGGATACGATACTAAGACCCTTCAACAACTAGTAACAATAGCTAAAGATAACAAAGTTAACAAAGTAGTGATAGAGTCTAACTTTGGTGACGGTATGTTTATGGAGCTGATAAAGCCTCTGTTTAGAACATCCTATCCTGTAACAATAGAAGAAGTCAGACATAACAAACAGAAGGAGCTACGGATTGTTGATACTTTAGAACCTGTACTCAATAGTCACCGTCTAATCGTTGACCCTTCCGTCATCACGGATGACTACAGGTCTGCTCTTAGCTATCCTATTGAACAACAAACCAGGTACATGCTTATGTATCAGTTATCTAGGATAACAAGAGATAGAGGTAGCTTAGTACATGATGACCGTCTTGATGCTTTATCAATAGCTGTTGGTTATTGGGTGCAGCAGATGGCTGCTGATGTTAACCAATCGATGATTGATAGACAACAAGAACTGCTTCAAGAAGAACTAACAAAGTTTACTGATAGCTTTCATAAAAGAAGTAATAACAAAACTGCTGTTAGCTGGATATAGTAGGTGCTGTTGTAGTTAGTTTAAATACAGTTATATATCTGTTATAGTTTACCTTGTAAATCTGAAGTTAGACTTTTAATTTACATGGTTTATTTATAAACACACCTATCCTTAAAAGCTTCGCTATAAAACAAGTATCAGTAGCTTTGTTAAAGTAGCTGCGAAAGAACGGATGTATGAGCAGCTCAACAGAGTCTTACTGATATGATGGGTGTTGAGGTATCTGCTATTGTTATCTTTGTTAAAAGGAGGGTAGCAGCAGTAACAACTAATACGACTCTAAAACTAATTGCTTGTACACTTACCTTTGATTAATACCTTGAGGATCGTTTAAAACGAACTCTAAAGTACATATCTAAATCTCATTAGTATAATTGAAGCAAACCGAAGGGAGCTTGTAAAGCTTATTTTCTAGGAACCGCTTAAACACTGGTCAAGAATCTTGTTGTAGTTTAACCTATGAAAAATTCTCGTAAGGCTGTATACTATAACAATCATGCATATAAGTATTAATCATTCGAAGAATGTTAAAGCGTTAGGAAGAACGAAGTGATGAATATAGATGACCAAACAGACACCTTCCAGTACGAACTGGCAAAGCTTATATACCGCTTTAAACGAGAGTACGATCTAAACGACTACACAATAGCAGGGTGTCTAGACTTCGCTAAACTGTCTGTACTGACTGAAACAGATGATGTTATATTCACAATGGAGGACGACACCGATGAAGAAGACGACAACACCGACACCTTTGACCCACAGTTCTAGTCGCTCCGCTCCTAACACACCTGCTTCGACAGCTGCTCTAGACGAGCTTCCTGTTATAAAAATTATATCGGAGGAGGAAGAGTTGTTCGTAAAGATGAACCTGGAGATGCAAGATGAAACACATAAAATGCTTGTTAAATGGGGCAAAGAAGTAGCATCCGATGAAGACTACATAAGCATAGCTATAACAGCAGGACTTGAGGAGTATGTAGATGCCTTAGATTCATCGTGCTGATGCAACGCATTAACTTCCTTACGGTCGATTAATTCTTTAGATAACAAGCAAAAATAGGTGCTTCAAAAGGTTTTGGTAGAAAAATCTGAGAGGTCGACGCTATATACGCCCGCAAGTTTTTTTACCCCATGCGTACCCAAGTTTTTTATAGGGGAGGGGAGCTTTTGTTATAAACTTACGAAGATTTTTATATTAGACATAATTGATATTATGCGAACTGCTTTGATTATCAACGATTTACGCAACGGATTTCAAGGGTAGCATCAAAGCTCTTAACTATTTTCGCAAATCAACAGAGATTGCATGGCTTTTGCGTCATCAGTCCAGGGCTTTTGTTAGTCGCCTTGTTAGTGTATTTGCATGAATTGCTTGTTTGTATCTTTTTCTTTTTCGATGTTCTTTCATCGCTCACAATCGCTCACACTTTACCTTTGAAACGCTCACAATCAATCATTAGTAATCATGATAACATCAATTAGCACAGCTTATACAAACACAATTTGAACTTTTTTTGGTGGAAGTATTGACAGAATTATTGCAATGGTACTTTCAGCAAGGCACTTCCGCTTTGTTAGAACTACTACTAATATGGACTACTACGAATCAGCAATAGGTGAGATGATCACCAAACAAAGAGCCTTCCTTGAATTAGAAAAGCATGGCATCAGTGACTATGAAGAATTTCTAAACGATGTAGGAGACAAACTTGAGTATCTTGCAACGGATGTCCTTGATTGGCTAGGCTACTAATAACAAAACACAAATCTATACCATCATGATAACACAAGAACCAATCACATTAGATAAAATCAGAAACGATCAAGTAAAAGGCTTTGAATGCTCTTATTGGGAGGACATGGGTCTTTGGAATGTTCAATACTTAGGAGACGGGCATCAAGACTTTTTCAAGACCATCGAAGAGGCTCAAGAATGGCTGATCACTTGGCAAGAATGTGGAGAGTAAGATCATGAAAATCATCACTAACAACCATTATCGCCCTGTTTTATACTGGAATGAACTGACAACCAAAGAGCAAAACGAGCTCAAGGACTCATACGATACAATAGAGGAAAGCACCTTCTTTAGGTACAGGAAAAGAGTCTATGACTTAGGGGAGTTTATGAGAGTACAACTTGGCACAGCTTTTAATTCTGTTGTTAAGGACTGGGATGGATACCATAGTGATACCTTCTTTTCCGCTGTTGTTGTCAAATACGATAATGACTACTGCGACACAGTAAAAGTAGGACTTGCACTTTCTTAATTCAAACTATCAAAACCAAAGAAAACAAAATACAATCAAATGAAAAACTACAAAGAATATATCGATTACTGCCAACGCTTGGCTGAAGATATTAACGATAGCTACTCAGACGATCTTTACGATATAAACCAAACCATTCATGATATTGCAGATAATTGTCAGCATG